GGTTCATGGACGGACTCGGAGAAAACTTCGAGTACCTCCGGGCGTCGAAGAGCTTATTATGCTCGAGTAGACGCTATGAGAATGACCTGGATGAATTCCAGGACGCGCTCACCACCCGCGGTATCCTAATGGGAGACCCCGGGGCGAAATTAGTTCTAACTCTGCACAACCTTTGTGCTGAGTGGGAAGCTTTTATTCGATCCCAGCTTGGAAAACTGGGGGCCACAGATGCGGAGCTGCTCCTGCATCTGTCGTCAGCAAAAGGTGCTGCCACGAAACCGTGGCGTCATTTTGCGTGTTCTGGGGATGACCACATTGGTCAAGGCCCCATCCAGTACCTTCGCCGTATTACGACGAACCACGGTCTTAACGGAATGTCCGTATCGTGGCCGCAGAACTTTATAAGTTCTCGAGGTGCGTTCTACTGCGAAGAGATGCTCTTCACAGTAGGACTGAAGAATTCGGAAATTTGGGGAGTCGAAACTCCTTTAAATAAGCGCGAATATCTTCGCCAACCCCACATAGATGCTATGAAGGTTCGGCTGTTCTCCCCGTGCTCCAAAGAGTGCGAGGGGAAAGATGAGCCTAACCCTGCCATTGGCAAGGCACGACAGATGCAAGGCATGTTGTCGTGGCTCGGAGGCGGGTTTGAAGCCATGGTTCCCATGGCTTCTGCCCGCTTTGAGCAAAGAATGGAAGGCTTCCTTCCGGCTCTTCTGTCGACGCGATATTTACCAGTAAAACTGGGCGGTATCGGGTCGCCGGCTTTCCATCGGTCAAAGGCCGAATTGCGGAAAATATTCACGGAGGAAACTCCGTGGATAATACTGCAGTCTATCAAAGAAGTCTTTGACGGGACTGCCAACCTTCAGGTCAGACGTTGTCTCGCGAATTTCGCGACCAACGCCCGAGCGAGAGGGGTTTCCATTGACGCTGTTCAGGAACAGGTGAAGGAAGTATTGTCGAACGCCGAGCTAACTCTCGGCGTAGACGACTCTGGTCTCCAGCTATTAGCGGGGGTACCAGACATCGACTGGGCGCATATGCGTTTCAGCGATAAAGTTACGATAGCGAAGCGCTATCGATTAACTACGGTTGATGATGCTCTTAACAACATCGACCGACCGTACTTGTTCA